TTGGAGCAACTAGAGGGCTTCGCAAACAAAAACAAATACGGCGCAAATCAACCGCCGTGGAACCAAGAGCAAAGAGAGGCGATACTATGGCGCAAGATGGAACTAACGAACAAACGAAAGCCGCGCTAAGGTGGTCAGTTTATGATGACGGATTGCGTATCTGGTCAAGCGAACGCGGGCAGTATATCGGAACGATACCCACCCGCGAATTGAAATACATTTTGCGCGACATGGCGCGACGATTGGCGGAGCTGGATTAGCTGGGGCTTGGCTCCCAATCATCCACGGTTTCGCTGTTTGGCTCCATTTCGTGCCACGTTTGCGTATCGTAGTCCCATTCAAGGCCGTGTAGGTCCAATTGGGTTAGCTGGTACTCTGTCGGTTCCATATGCTCAAACGCGTTATGCATACGCCAGAATGCGCCATCAATCGCGCGGCAATCGCTTAGGTGCAGATCGAAGCCCTCAGAGAGGCTCTGTGTTGCGCTACGCAGCGCGTTTAGGGCTTCGGTTAATGCGTCACGCTGGTTTTTCGTTAGCGCACTGTATGCGGCGCTTGCTTGCTGCATTTGGTTTAGCGTGTTGATCCAGTCTTGTTTTTCCATTGTCTCGTTTCCTTATTTTAGTTTGATTAGTTTTTGTGTGATTGCGTCTGGTAATAGGCGCGGATCGCCAAAATCATCCCAAGGTGCGGGTGATGTTCTGATTGTTGAGTAATATTCTTGCGCATCCTTGTCATATGTTAGCGTGACTTCGTGCGTAGGCTTGCGCCACATTGCCCAATCTGTGTAAGTGTCGTCGTCATTGATTAGCTCAACTTGCATTGTCTCATTTCCTTATGTTGTTAGCACGATATGTGCGCATGTGATTAGCGTTAGAAGCACAGCCCACGTTGCACATAGTTTTTCTGCAGTGTTCATGTTGCGGAATATTTGGATGTAGGTTTTCATAATTCACGCTCCATTTCTAAGATCATGTTGGCCATGAACGGATAGTAATTCTCTAAAACGCGATCAATTAGCTTGTCGCTAGGGTTTTCGTCGATTGATCCCATCTCGATTGCTAGATCAATTATTTCGTCGTTATAGGTGGCGATGGGCAAAGCAATGCCAGACAGCCACTCGGCAAGCGCTTTGGGTTTACCTTGGCGCGGTATCTCGTGGCCGTATTCATTGTGAAAGCGATCTATGATATGCGCAATCTTTTCGCGTCTATCTATTAGCGCGTTTCCCCATCCATCGTCGTTGATGCCGTCAAGAATATATTGCTTGTAACGTGGCTTATATTTTGTGTGATGTAACTTTGGCATTGTCTCATTCCTTATGTTGTGTTGTGGTATCACTATGAAAGCAAAGCGATACCTTGTCTATTGTGACGTAGCGTCACTTTAGCCAAATTGCGAAACGTTTTTTTGAGTTGCTGTCCCAATACGACGATATTCTTGCAACTTCGCATTGCATAACCTCGCCTTCCTCTAGCATTGCAACAAGTGCCAGTTCTGCGCGTGTATAACTCTTGTATCCTTTGGCGTAGCAGTAAGTCATGGTGTATCCTCTCTTATGCTAGTGTTTTTGCAAAATCTGGCATTGTGCCGTCGATCACTTGGACGCGCATTGCGTGGCAGTTGTGCTTTTCTGCCAGTATGCGCATTACCTTGCGGGCTTGCTCCATGCTTGTCGCTTGCGTGTACAATGGTTGCTCATGCAGCTTGTCACTTTGTTCTGCAGTCAATCCCCAAATAACGTATTCCATGGTTTGATCCTTTCCTATGTTTAACCCATGCAAAGGGCGCACACTCTGGTGCGCCTAATGGATGCGGTTAAAGGTTACTTGTGTTTACTGCGCATATGACACCGTGGCGCGTCATCCATGCAGTGTTGTTGATTAAGAAGCGTTCGCCGTCATTTTGTGTGACGCTCAATCCCTCTTGTTGCGCGGCTTGCGCCATTGCATCCGTGTCGCCATAAGGTAAATCAAACGCGCCAGACTGAATGAGGTAGTAATTAACGATTGAACCGCGGCTTGCTGCGCGGTGCATTGTCTTTGTGATGATCTTTTCCATTGCTTATCCTCTCTCTCGTTGTTAGCAGATGCAAAATGCATCCGCTTTGAATGGTGTGCCGTAAGTTCTGGCGCGTTCGCCATATGAAAACCACTCATCAAAATGGCGGTACACTACCGATCCATCGTCCAGCATTTCAAATACGCGGACGTCTAATCCCTTGTATTTTGGCTGCTCAATTAGGCCGTGGTAGCCATTGCATGATTGTCCGATTTTAACCTCGATTTGGTTTGACATAATTTTACCCTCTCTTAAGCAAACTTAGCTAAATCCGCGCGGCTGGCGCGTAGCATCTCATTAATGTATGTTTTATAGTTGGCGGGAATGTGGCCTAGCTCTTCAATCTCGTCATTACTTAGCATTCCCTCAAACCAGAAATAGTTAATATTAGCTTGCGCTTGTTTCTTGTTTTCTGGTGTTTTCGTGTATGTGAACGGGTTTGACATGGTGTATCCTTTCCATTGCTTGTGATATCAATGTAATATTAAAAGAATACTAATGCAACAAGCAAAAACCAAAGTGACGTAACGTCACAAAACCAGCGCATCACACAGCAATGCATCAGTCGCACGCGGGCGCACGCGAATAGAACAAGCGTTCAATTAAGTCAATCATTTCGCAATCTGGACTTATCCAGTGTGGCAAACTGGCATTATCAGATTTAACATAATATTATCCAATTCATTAACCCATTGATATTGCTCAATAAAAATATCCGATAATGTGTATTATGTTAAATTATGCTTAATATAGCCAGTTTTCGCCTTGGTTTAGGTCCAGTTTCGCTATGACCCTCCCCCGTCTGGCCCCCACCCCTACCCCTATTATTATTATACATTCCCACACAGAAAAATTCGTGTTATACAATTCGCAGGGGTGCTACCTCGTGATGTGCCTTCCCTCCCTGTGGCGCAACCCATTTCCTTCCTGTAGCACCCCCCCCTCACCCCACGTATTGCTTTATTGTGGTATCATGTTAAAATTTGCGAAAAATCACAGAAGGATTTGGTATGGCTGGCAGGTCATTGCAGAAGAAGCGTTTAGCTGAAATTAGGCAAATGGGTGGCGCTGATTTTTTGCGGGAGTGGTTGCTTGAGGGAAAATCAATCAAAGCCTTAGCGCAAAAAATGGAAATACACAGCGGAACCCTGCGCAACCTTATTTTGTCTGACGCAGAGCTTTCTGCTGCTGTAGATAGCGCCCGTAGAGATGCTGCAGATGCGCATTTTGAGCAGGCTTTTGAGTTGATTTCAGAGGTGTCTGAGCGCAGACAGAGAGAGATTTTTGAGGCGCTGGATGAAAACCATACGCGTGATGTTAGTGAGGCTAACGTGAATCAAGTTGATCTTGGGTTGCTCAAGCAGAAAGTCGGGCAGCATAACCTCGCTGCGTCTAATTGGAACCCTGAGCGCTACGGTGGGCGCAACCAGCAGCAAATCAACATTAATATCGGTGACTTTCATTTAGACGCGCTGCGTAAGGTTAAGGTGATTGACCATGAGTAATGTCGCAGAAAATACTATGCTTGAGTTTGTGCAGCGGTACGGCAAGAAGCCTGCTTTATTTGTGCGCGAGGTGCTTGAGGTAGAACCACTGCCGTATCAGGCAGAATTTCTGGAAGCGATTGCGTCTGGCGAACGCAAGATTAGCATTCGGTCTGGTCATGGTACTGGCAAGTCTACAGCAGCATCGTGGGCAATGCTATGGTATTTTTTGATGCATTACCCAAATAAAGTTGTTGTAACTGCGCCAACTTCTAGTCAGCTTTTTGATGCGCTGTTTGCAGAGCTAAAGCGTTGGATAAACGAGTTGCCTGAAGGGTTGCAGAGCATACTTAACGTTAAATCGGATCGCGTTGAGCACACTTCTGCGCCTGCTGAGATGTTTATATCTGCTAGAACGTCACGCGCAGAAACTCCAGAAGCGCTGGCTGGGGTGCACTCTGAGCATGTTATGCTCGTTGTAGATGAGGCTTCTGGTGTACCTGAGCAGGTATTCGAGGCTGCGGCTGGCTCCATGTCGGGTCATAACGCGACTACGATTATGCTGAGCAACCCCACGCGGAGTAGCGGTACGTTTTTCGAAAGCCAGACGCGCATGGCAGATAGCTGGTGGACGCGCCGCTGGTCATGCGTGGATAGTCCCTTGGTGAGCGATGAGTTTGTTGAAGAGATGCGCTTGCGGTATGGCGAGGAAAGCAATGCGTTTCGTATTCGTGTGCTGGGCGAGTTTCCGCTTGCTGACGATGACACGATTATCCCATTTCATCTTGTGGAGAATGCCACGCACCGCGATGTGCAGATTGATGAGGATACCAAATCGGTCTGGGGGTTGGACGTAGCGCGCTTTGGGCAGGATAAGACTGCGCTGTGTAAGCGTCAGGGTCCGATTGTGACTGAGCTTAGAGCTTGGTCTGGGCTGGACTTGATGCAGACTGTAGGTCGTGTTGTTGCTGAGTATGAAGGATTGCCGCCAAGCAGACAGCCCAAAGAGATACTTGTCGATAGCATTGGCGTAGGCTCAGGTGTGGTTGACCGCCTACGTGAGATTGGCCTACCTGTGCGCGGCGTGAATGTTGCTGAAAGCCCATCTATGGGCGATACCTACCTAAACCTTAGAAGCGAGCTTTGGTTTAAGACGAAGGGTTGGCTTGAGGATCGTTCTTGTAAGCTACCGAAGAATGACCAGCTTGTCGCAGAGCTAACCAGCATTCGTTATAGCTTTACCAGTTCAGGCAAAATGAAAGCTGAAAGTAAGGATGAGATGCGCAAGCGCGGCTTGGCTTCGCCTGACTTAGCTGATGCGCTGTGTTTGACGATGGCTTCTGATGCTGCAACGGCTTTGTCTGGGTCATTCTCTAGCTGGCGGGGTGAAATTAGAAGGAATTTGCGTGGAATAGCGTAATGTGATACGTTTGCAGCAAAAGGAGTTAGCTATGGCGTATGGAAAGAAAATGGGAAGCAAAGCTGGTTTTAAACCATGTAAAGGTTGTCCCACA